ATTGTGCTCTTGGATCTAAATTAGGGTTTGGAAGTAGCGACGGATCAACTGTAGGTTGATTAGGAAGTGCCTGATCTGGCATTTGTTGTCCACCTAACGTCTGTGGATTCATTAATTCGTCAGTACTTGAGCCTAAAGTTGCCTGTTGGTTACCCATTTGTGCTTCTGCATTAGGATTCATTGGTCCTGGTGGCAAATTAGGAGCCCCTGCGTTCTGTTGAGGGTTAAGTGGTTGCTCTTTTATCAACATTAGAAGATCTGGATTGACAGTTCTAAGCATATCTATGTGCTCTTGTATGTGCGCACGTACTTTTGCTGTCAATTCTGGGTTCTCTCTAAGGTCTGGATCACTAATTACTGATCTATGTTCTTGAATATGTAAAGAGTGACGGTCTAAAATGTCCGCCATTACTGTTTTACCTTCAAGCATGTTCTCGTTTTCACGTTTAATTAAGAAAATATCTTGCATATCTGCTTCATAAAGCACATCAACTCTACCAGTTTCCATTACTGCAAAGTATTGTTCTGGAGTTTTGATCAATTTCATGTTAGCAAGGTTATTTGCAATCTCAACTCTACCAGCAATTGTCTTAGCTAAAGGGTTTCCAACGTCTACAGTAACTCTTTTAACGTCAGAAATCATATCGCCAGTGAATTCCTTTAAGAAAGAGCGCTTATTTCTGCCAACAATAGCAATCATCTTGGGAGTATTGGCATAATCTTTAAGTATTTCTATTAAATTCGATCCAATATCTTCTAAAAACTTTACATAGTTACGTTGAAACGTATTTTGGAACTGTAGAGACATAGATTGTACTAGGGCTAATGAATTTCCTGAGCGTAAAGACGCTTCTGGATTTCCACGAGTAACAGAATTGATACCAGATTGAGTTTCTCCCATCTGTTCAAGCATTTCTGCAAACTTATATGTCTCAGGAGCAGTTGCAGTTAACTGTAAAGGTTCAGGTTTACTATTTCCTTCAACAATATTTAATCCACCAGGTAAAGCTTGATGAACAAGATCTGATCCACGTTGAACAAACAAGTTTTGTACACCAAAAGCGTTGTTGTTTGTCATAATTGTTGAGTAAACAGCGTTTAAAGCTTCTTGAATTGGATATACATCAAACATATCCGAGTATCCGTAAGGAGTTCCCATGATGTTTGCTGGAGAAAGTCTATAAAGAGGAATACTTCTATAAGGAAGAGGAACGTCTAATAATACTATATCGTCTGCAACGAATAGCATGTATCGACCTTCAGGCATTGCTTCTGTTTTTTTATGATAAAACTTAAATACTGGGATATCATCAGTGCTGTCGTTAGAAAATGTTTGTAGCTTGTAGCTATAAATTTCATTTTTTGTAGGAAGCGACATTATTTTTTCACGTAGCTCAGGATATTTAGCAGCTAGATTATGTCTGTTTTGAAATGTACGAACTAGAACCCATTCTTGTGAGTGAAAGTTTTCTTTTGTTCCATCCACAACAACAGATAAAGGATCGTAAAGAGTAAACTCCATTTCCCCTTCGTACGAATGTTCGCCAGTTTCTGGATCAAAGTCGTGTGACTCTCCAGAAGTTGCATTCCACTCCATATCGATATAAGCAGAACCCATTACTGTAGCCATTTCAACAGCATCATAAATTATATTTTCAAGATTCTTTTCTCTTAAATAATAATCTAGGATTCCGTTTGCTAAGTATGTTTGTGATAGAGATTTGTAATCAGTGTTTGCGGCTTTTGCTTCTAAAATTGGACGGTTGGCTGTAATTATATTTACAATATGTCTAGCAAGGTTTCTAAACATGTTAACAGGAATAGATACTAATTCCCCCTCTTCACCAGTAAAACTGATTTGATGGTTTTCTTGTGTGCCTTTATTAAAATTACCGTAATAAAACTTGTAATTATTAACAAGCTTATTAACATAAGAGTTTGATTTAATTTGTGTATAATATGTTGTTGCTTTTTCTAAAACCGCAGCAGCAGTTCTTTCTGGTTCCCTAGCAGCAAAATATGTTTCTTTATCGTTAACTTCGTTACTCATTAAGAGACTCCCGATATATTATTTAATGCTAGATAAGAATTCTACAACGTAACTAAAAGGAACTGCAAATCCTGAATTTTCAATAGCTGGGTTTCCTGCAAATATTACAGCAACTAAATGTCCATATTTATTTACAACTGGACTTCCTGAGTTACCTGGATAAGTAGGAGTACTTACTTGGAATGTATCAAAGTCTGTAACACAAAAATCTTGAACACCAAAAAATGTTTCCACTTGCACTGGTTTTCCTTTACATTTTCCATCTTCATCATAATCACTTAACATTTGAATTACTCTATCATCAAAATATTCACCCTTAGAAACGTTTAGAGCTTCTCCTCTAGGATGACCTAAAGTATAAAGTTCATCACCCAATTCTGGAGCAGAACCAATACTAATAGCTGGTTGTCCTGGAACTCCTTCAATAACACAAAGGTCATGTTTTGTTGACATCTTAATTATGTTTCTAACCATTGGATTTTTTATTCCTTCTACCTTTACAGACAGAGGTCCTGGCATTTTACAAATATGATTGTTTGTTAAGATTACAACTTTACCGTTTGGAAGTTTTACATGCGATCCAGTTCCAGAACCTTTTTCTCCAAAGATTTGAACTACTGACTCTTCTGCAATATTTCTAATATAAGCTTTATGAACATAAGGAGCTTGCAAGCTGACAACAGCAATTAGTACAGCTAAGATACTGATTTTAATAGAACTTAATAGTATTGATTTTAACTTCACGAAATCTCCAGGCTAGATTATAATACCTAGAGATAGTTGTTAATTGTAATGATTACTTACGCTTAATACCAAAGATGCTTTCGTATACAGCAATGTTTGCCGCTTGAGCATTACTCTTATATCCCATTCCACCATTGTTGTAAAAAGTAGAATCGCCCGATCTTCCATAGTTAGCCGGGTAGGGATTTTTTCCGTAATTAATTGATTTTACTAAGTAAAGTAACGCGTCTACCGCATCGTAATGACCTGACCCTGGAGATCTTGCAAAGTCATCTTTACTAGAAGAATCTTTCCATCGAGCATTTTTTAAATGACTTATTAACACTTTACATCTTGGACTTATAATTACTTTTTCAGATTGTAACATAACTCGTAACTGATTGATTAAAGGTAGCTTATACCCTGGGGATTTCTTTACAGCTTGAAAGTTTAACTGATTATGTGAAGCTCGGTTAATTTCATTTATGACAATATAATCAACATCTGAAACCCTAACTTCAGGTTTAATCTGTTCGTTTGTTAAAATGTTTGTCCAGAGTTCTTCTTCTTTTTTTAAGATCTCTGCTGAAAACTTATCTAGTTTTAAATCTTTTCCTTCTTTGACAATCTCATCTTCAATAATCACTTTGTCAGTTCTAAAGTCATAATAACCAAACAGTACAACTGTAAGATCTTTAAACCCTAGATCCATTCCAACATAAGGAGTATAGTATGGCGGTTTGTTATAATCAGAAACAATAGTTTTTACTAACTCGTCGTCAAATTCTGGAATGACAGATCTGTTTTCATCACGTATTAACTCACACATATACTCGCGACGATACTGAGGATTGTTCTTACCGCCAGGAAACTTATTAGCAATACTATCTTTAACTTCTTGAGAAAGTAAAGGGTTGTCGTCTAGAGTCTTTTTTGTAAGAAGTCCGTTATTCTCAGCGTCTTCTATGAACTTAACAAAATCGTGATCTGGTTCTTCTGGAGGAGTTGAAGCTAGAATAATTTTTGCTCCAGTATGTGTTGAAGTTGGAAACAAAATAGACATTACGTTGTAATCTAATTTATTACAGAACGCTGCCTCATCTACAAGTATACAGTCAGACTTTTGACCGCGTAATCTCTCAGCGTTATTAGCGTCTGTTCCAGCCATTTGAATCTGAGATCCGTTAGGAAAGACATACATAAACTTAGAAGGCAAATACTCAGGTTTTACATCGTCTGGACAGCTTTCTAGTATTTCCCTGAATAGCGGTTCGAAGATTGTTTGAACGTGAAGTTTTGTATCTGTAAGAAGCTTAATAATTGAGTTGGGATTTCTTATTGCTTCAGTAAGTGCTACTATAGCAATTAAGTATGATTTGCCAGATTGTCTAGCAAGAAGCCACACTAAAGTAGAACGAGGTTCAGCATTCTCGTATATCATAAACATTTCTTTTTGAACTTTATGCATCAGATGTACTAGAATACCTCTACGCCAAAGTTCATCATGGATTTGTTTTTTACTAAGTTTAGCTACAACATTACTCATTTAACTATTGCTCCGAAAGTCCATCTACAAGTCTAAGTA